AATATGGCATACAATTTATTAAAGCAGGTTAAAACATTTAAGGGGAAATTAAACTATTATATCGCTGATTCTCTTGATGACCTAAATACTCTTTCCGAAAAAGAAGATGAAATAATGGGGTGCCGCGCCTTTGTTATTTCTAGCAGGAAATTTTATTTAATGAACTCTAATAAAGAGTGGCACGAAGCAACACCAATTGCGCTAACACTTCAAGAGATAGAAGAAGAAATAACAGAAAACGGTGATTATGAGTATGTGTTCGACCCAAATGATTATGATGGCTTAAGCAAAGTAACACTTCATGTAAATGGAAGTGGTAATGGTGATAAAGTAGCCGTAGACTTTACTGATGAAGAACCAGACTATCTTATTAATAAAATAGCGACAACTGCTGGCTCTGGCATTAAAATTTCTTTTAATCCTGAAGACGAAGATAAAAAAGTTTTAATAGCATACTCACCAGCAGATTATGAAGCTGAATATTTGGAAACACTTCCATTGGCAAGTATGCAAGGCGAAGAAACTCCAACTTATCAGTCTGGCTCTATTACATTTATCGGAAGTTCTTTCATACCTTCAAATGGATTTTCTTTTGTTGAAGACCATACTATTTTTACAGCTTATTCATCTACTGGTAATATGACAAACTGTAGATTCTTAGTTTTAAAACTAAATGATGACAACTCTGCAACTGTAATAGCTTATTCTGATTTGTTTAGTATGAGTGAAATTAGAAATAATAATAAATTGCAAGCAGTTTGCAAAGGTGCAACTGAAAAGATTAAAGCTGGAGAAAGATATTATATTGGACTTGCTGGAGCTGCGGTAACTACAGACTGGGCACAAATGATGGGATATAGAGCTTGGGCTGCTCAAGACATAAATGTAACTCCACCATTTAATGTTTATTCTACTAGACATATAGATATGGACAACCCTTTAATCACAATTCCTGCTAGTGACTTGGTAAATAATGGTTCGTTTTATGTTTATTTTTCTATAACAAAGTAGGTGAAAAATGAAGACTGATAGAGATTCTGCAAATTTTGATTATTTATATGATGCCATAGAAGTTAAAAATCTCACAAAGGAAGTTCTTGACGCATCAGTCGGCGAAAATAGTAGTTTTGATTTTGCAAATGTAAACTATGGTTTCTCAACTTCTTTGCAGAACAATTATGGAAAATATTTAAGCGCCTTTGTTGTATTTGTGGCAACTGCAAATTCTTATGTTGCTACTGGTAGATTTTTGCAAATACAAAATTCTAATGATTTATTTAGAATAAAAAACTCTGGAAATCTTAGAATAACAGTTTGGGCTACTTCTACTTCTAGTGAAAACTCAAGGGATTTTATTTTAAAAACTGTAAGTGGAACTGTGCTGGAAACAATAACTATAGCTCCAGGTGGAACAGCAAAATCTGCTGTGTTTACTACTAATGGTGGAACCGAAGACTTTATAATTGCTTCAAAAGGTGGAGCTGTAAGAATTTACAGTTTAACAATTGAACAATTAGAGCCAAGAACAACAAAGAAGCTGATTTTAAAAATTAATCCTTCTGAAACTTTTTTATCTGAAATAGAAACATTTTCACAAGTTGTTGCAGCAAGGGGCAACTCTTATTTTTCTGGCCCTTCTGGGTATACATATTTTACAAGGCTTAATTTTTATGGCAAATTTAAAATGACATTAAATACCAAAGTTGTTCTTGGTATAATTAATGAAACTTACATGAATTGTAAAATAAAAATTTACAGAAGAATTCAAGGAACAAATACTTTTAGGCTTGTTGCCCAGACTGGAACTAATGGACTTAAAGAAAAACAAATAATATTTGTAAACGAAGATATATTAGATGGAATTTATGAATATTATATTGGAGTCTATGCGGATGGTAATACTGTAAACCTTATGGGATTTAGCAATGAAGATGTTGCTGAAAAAATTATCCCACCTTTAAGCTTTAGAGTTGAAGGAGAACCAGAAGAATATTTTACAACACAAGATATGCAAAGTAGTTATCAAACTTTTTCTATAAAAGTTCAAACATTGGAGGAATAAATGCAATTTAATAGAGAAGAATATTTAAAAGGAAATTTTGACACAAACTCTCCAGAAGAGAGAAAAAACGCTTATTACGCAACCAGATTAATAGGCTTGGATTGGAATAATTATATAAAAGAGTATTTCAAAGATTGTATGGGTGATGCTATTGGAACATTTGAGTATAATTATCAATTAGTTATGCCTTTTGCAACCGTTGGTGTATTAGTAGATTTTGGTTTATTTAAACAGGCTGCGGAATATTTAAGCACATTAGTTACAGACAATGAGGAGTTTGAGGTTAATAGAAAGTTATGGGTAGATCGTCTTTTATCTGCTGACGACCATTACTACCAAAAAGAAAACAATCCTGATTATATTACATTCACTGAGAAGTTTATGGCTAGAAAAAATGAAATTAAAGAAGAATCTGCATTAGACTTAACAGAGAACGATAATAATAATACAGAAAGCACACCAGTAAATAACGAAGAGGTTGTTAATTCTATCGAAATTAACCAAGAAATAGACGAGAATGCTTCAAATGATGGAGAAATTATAGAAGGAACCGACGATTAAAACTAAGTTAAATTTAAAGGAACTTAGTAATGATTGTAGACGGAAAGGAAGTAAATGTAAATTATAGAGCAGCACAAGCAGTTCAGCAGAGAATTGATGTTCAACAAGATATACCAGAAACCGCTAAGGTTGAATTACCAAAAAAAGAAATAAAAGAATTAAGTCAAGAATTTAATTCTTATGGCGGTTTTGAATCACAAGCCTTTGGTGAACTTTATGGCTCTCAGAATAATACTTTAAACACTAATCCAAACTTACAAGAAAATAGATATAGTTATTATCAATTGTTTGAAGAAATGGACTCTTGTCCATTCTTACATAGAGGATTACAAGTAATTGCTGACGATGCTTGTCAGAAGAACACAGACGGCGATACTGTTAAAGTTTATTCTGATGATGAAGATATAAAAGAAATTCTTGAAGAATTGTTCCATGAAAGACTAAATCTTAATAAAGAACTTTGGTCTATTATTTTTGAAACAATAAAAAAGGGTGATAATTTCTACGAGATAATTCCAGATGATTATGAGCACCCAACAATGGTTGCAAGAATTAGATATCTTGAGCCACATAAAGTAAACAGAATTGAAAAAAATGGAAAATTAGCTTTCTATACATACAAAACAACTCTTGATTCTGATACAGATTATTTAACTGGAACAGATTCAAGAAGACAGCAAACAGAAGTAGTTTATAAACTACAGCCTTGGCAAATTATTCACTTTAAAATTGCAAATAAAAAATTCTTGCCTTATGGTGGTTCTTTGTTAGACCCAGGAATTCAAACATATAAAAGATACACAATGCTTGAAGACGCTATGATGATTTATCGTCTTGCTCGTGTTCCAGAAAGACGTGTATTTAAAATTGATGTTGGAAACTTGTCTACAACCGAAGCAATGAGGGCGATTAGAAAGATTAAGGACAATTATCGTTCTAATCAAATAATGGACGACCAAGGTAGAATCAATAAGCAAGCAGCCGCTCTTTCATTAACACAGGATATTTTCGTTCCAGTTAGAGAGGGACAACAGGGAACAGAAATTACAACCCTTGCACCAGGAAATGCATTAAATAATATTGACGATATTAGACACTTCAGAGATGAACTTCTTTGGACTCTTAATATTCCACCTGAGTATTTAGGATTCACTTCAGACCAAGGAAGTGGAATGGCTGGTAAAGGTTCACTTGCTATGCAGGACGTTAAGTTTGCAAGATTCGTTGAACGTGTTCAGTATTATGTAGAAGAAGGACTTACAAAAATAGCGGCTATTGAACTATTCTTTAAGAAAAAGAAAAAAGCAGATTTAAAAAACTTTAAACTTGAATTAACACCTCCTTCTAATGTAAAAGAGATTATGGATATTGAGTATCTTAATCAAAAGATTTCTCTTATTTCTACAATGCTTGGAACTGGTTTGTTCCCTAAAGATTTTATTCTTAAATATGTAATGAAAATGTCAAAGAAAGAAATTGCAGACATTAATCTTCAAAAAGATATCGAAGCTTCTAGCCTAGCCGCTATGCAAGGTGGTATGGGAATGGATATGGGAATGGGTGGCGGAATGCCAGTAGGTGGCGGAATGGGTGCTCCAATGGATGCGGGCGCTAATATGCCAATGCCAGCTATGTCTGTTGTTACTGAAGAGCTTACACCAGAAAAGATGGTAAAAGTATTTGGAAAAGATGTGTTAATAGAGCATAAAGAAGATTATGCTAAATTAATGGAAGCTTTGGAAGAATACAAGAAAGATGTTGCAGCAAGAAAGGAAAAACTTTTAGTTGAAGAAGATTTAAATAATAATGAGTTCTTGGCTAAAGTTAGAGAACTTTTAATATCAGAAGAAAAAGAAACAACAAATACAGTTGCTTCTTCTATTTATTATGAAAATGAGTTGGGTGGTTTGAACTTCTCAGATAAAGAGTTTACAATTTATGGTAAACCAAAGAAGAGAACTGGTCCTTCTTCTTCAAAATCTTCAAGATTAATTACAGAGGAAATTACAAGAAAGTTAAAATAGAATGAAAAGTAAAAATACAATTTGTGAAATTTTAAATAGGCTAGAAAAGCAAATTCCTATTATTGAAGAGGGTGATATTATTGAAACTCTCAGGACAGAATATCCGCATGCGGATGACCCAAAAGAGAATAAAAATATTATTATCGAAGGTGTAGAGATGACAAGACCTTACGCTACTTCAAAAGAAAGCAAAGATATGCTTAAAAGGGATAATTCACCTTTACTAGAAATTTATAAAGATTTAGAAAGAGGGGATATTTTAACAGTTAAGTCTGTTGGAGATAATAAGGTAGTTGTAGAGAATCTTTCGATTAAAGAAGATTATAGAAAAGATTTTGAAATCGAAAAGATTGATGTTATTAAGGGAAGATTTAATGTTATAAAAAGAAAATCTATTGACTTAATTAAAACTCTACAAAAATTAACGATTAATTAAAATATTTCGGCTTACAAAGTCATTTGAAAGAAAATAACATTCTTCAAGCTGTTGTTCTTGGTTTAAGCCAGCCCATAAAATATAATAAAAACTTTGTTTTTCAGAAGGCACGGAAACATAAGCAGATGTCCCGTGCTTTTTTATTATTTGAGCTGCAGTACAAGCCAAAGTATTTCTATACATTTCTGGTATTTCTTCTAATGTAATTTCACGAGTCATATTTTTATGATACTTTTAAAAAATTTTTTGTCAATACATAAGTTAAATTTATAGTAATTTAGGAGATTATATAATGGAAATTACAAACAGCAAATTGTCGAATTATATTCTATACAGTAATAAAAATTTGGAGAAACTTTGCAGATCTTTAATCAACGAATCAGCAAACGCTGTTCTCCTTGAAAGCTACAACGATAAGTTGCTTATGGCAGACCATAACAGCGGTGCTATTTACTTGGCAGATTATAATTTTGACGGAAAGACACTTACAGTTGAAAACTACGAACAGGTTGAAGTTGTTAACGACAAAGCAGAACTTAGAGAAGCAATTAACAACTATTTTCAGGACGACGGTTATGACGTAGCTGCTATCGCAGAAGCTTACGAAAATGACTCTGAAGCAAACAACACAGAACTTAACGAAAGTATTGTTGAGGCTTTGGCTTCTAAGAGAAATGACGTTGCAAACTACACAGAACTTTATGGAATTAACGAAGAAATTGGAGATGTAGCAGATATGCCATTCTTCAAGAGATATCAGGAATATTTAACTGAATCTCCTACAAGTTCTATTAAATTCTTCGACTGGGAAACACCAGTTAAAGTTTCTATTATCGACGAAGATGAAGATAGAACAATCGTTGCTAACGCAAAAGCAAAAGCAGAAGTTCTTTCAAAAGATAAAACATTTAAAGAAGCATTTATGAATGCTGCTGCTGAACTTCTAGAGGGAGACTCTTCTTTAATGGAAGAAGTTCTTGAAGAGAATTCAGTTATCCTTGCTTTGGAAGATTTGGCTTTCAAAGAGTTTGTTGGAAAAGCACTTGTAGCCGACAAAGATTTGTTCGACAACAAAAAAGCAATTCTTGAAGCAATTGAAGAAATCGTTTCTGAAAGTGAATATCTTTCTGAATCAAAAATGTTGTTTGAAGAAGATGAAGGTGGAGAAGAAGGAGCAGATGCTTCTCTTGAAACTTCAGATAAAGATATAGATGCTTTGAAAGACGCTTTGGATAAGGCACTTGATAAAATTACTGATGAAAAATTGGTATCAAAAATCAACGCTTTGAAAGATGCTTTGGATACATCTAAAGATTCTGGAGCAACAGACGTAGGAACAGTTAAAGAGTGTGTTGAACTCTTGAGTTTCTAATTTACTAAATAGTTTATTACAGGCTGGGTAAACACCCAGCCTTTTTTATTGTTGCACCGAACGGACAAAATTGTCGCAAGTCACGACAAAAATGTCCGTTCTTAATAATACTATTAGTAGTTACGAAAGTTCAAGTTAAAATTAGGACGTAAAAATGAATATGATAGCATTAGATGTGGTTAGACAAGCAATTGAAAGTAATGCTTCTAAACCAGTAATAAATTCTAAAATAATGAAGAAGCTAGCAATCTCAAAAATAAACACAGGTATAAAAATAGATTGTGATTGGCAATTAAGAGATAATATAACTTCAATAATGAGTGCAAAAATTTCAGACGAAGAAAAAAACAAATTAATTTCAGAACTTTCAAAAGTTGCTTACGATTCATACAAAGAAATGAAGCGAGAAGTTGAAGAATTGTTTGATGTTGAGAAACAAGCATCTGTAGAAGCGGATAAGCAATCTGGTGAAAAAGAAGAAATTGCAAAAGCGCCAGAAGGTTCTTCTAGTGAAGAAGCGCAAGATGACCCAAAAGATGAAAAAAAGACACCAGCAGAACACGTAGTTGAACAAAAGCCTGGACAGGCAATGTTTAATTACTAAGGAGATTGTATGACAATTGAACAAATTTTAGGTAGTACAAATTCAGCAGAAGAACTAAAAAATAGATTTTTAGCTAAATCTCTTAGCTCAAGATTTACGACAACATTTAATAATGTAAAATCAAATTTCTTAGAGAATGTTCAAAGAAATGCTGTTAGTATAGCAGATGGTTCAATAATTACGAATGGCTGCTTATGCTCAAGAGAAGAGTCAGAAAGCCAACCAGAGTTTTCAGACGAAGATAAAAAAGAACTTTTCGCAGCTTTAAAGAACGCTTCTTTAAATGCTTTGGAAATATATAAAAAATACTTAGATGGTATTTTTGGTAATGAAGAAACAAAAGAGGAACAAAAAAGTTCTGAAGATGAACAAGAAGAACAGCCAAAAAAAGTAGAAATAGAGTTTACTTCTACTCCTGTTCAGTCTCAACCTCAGACAACTTATTTCGGGTATTAGTATGGAATTCAATAAAGTTGTAGAAATAACAGAAAGCTTAATTCTCGAAAAAAGATCCTACAAACATCGTCAAGGATATAAAGGAAACGAAAAAGGTTCATATATAGATAAAGGAAAAACTTATTGGGATTATTCCAACGGAGCTACACCTGGAAATGAAAGACTTGTATCACAGATACAAAATAAATGTGCTACAAAATTTGATACACATGTTTCAAGAGAGAAAATAAAAGATTACTTGAAATCAGATAAATCTCAAAAAAGTTTCGATAGATTATCAAAAATAGCAAATTCAAAGTTTGGGGATGATGAGAATAATCCAAAATGGAGAGCTTATGTTTACGGCGGTTTATCAACGATTGTAGCCAAAACATTAACGAAAGAAAAAGGAAACGCGAGAGCAATAAGTAATGTATTATAGCGTAAAGGCTGGTTTTAAACCAGCCTTTTTTATTGACAAAGTTTTTTATTAGTTGTATACTTATTTAGTTATGATAGATATAATTTTAACAGATGCTACTATTCAAATAAGCAGTAATGATAGTAAAGAATTAAAAAAGATAGAAAAATTTCAGACATATGATGATAACTCTGCCTGCTTCTCAAGAGGTGGCTATGACATTAAGAAATTAAAACATGTCCCATTAATGAAAAACATAAAAGGAAGATTAGTTGGATTTGCTGGTTTGGCAAAAGAAATTATTTTATTTTGTAAAAATAATGATATAAAAGTAGGTTCTTTCGAAGATAAAAGAACACATTTTGATTTTCAAGAAAAAGAGTGGACAGACGATGAATTAAAATCATTTTTGCCAAACTTTGATTATGTAGACCATCAAGTAAGAGCTTTAAAAACTTTATTAAAAACAAACAAAACTATTATTTGTGCACCAACATCTGCTGGTAAATCTTCAATTATGGCAGCTTGGTTAAAACTTACAAACTTACCAACTCTTATTATTACTGATAGAGCAACTCTTGGCGCTCAGCTTGCACAAGACTTTAGAGAAAAAGGAATTGATTGTGGTTTCTGTTCTGGTAGCGGTGTAAGACAAGGTTATTGTATGGTTTCAACAATTCAGTCTGTAAAGAAATTAGATGTTTCAAGATTTCAAATGATATTAGCTGATGAAGTTCATAAGCATTCTTCAAAAACATTTCAAGATTTCTATGCATCATTTGGTTGTCCATTAAAGTATGGTTTTTCAGCTTCACCGTCAAACGGTAAGTTGTTAGACTTTGCTAAAATAAGACAACAGTTTGGAAGTATTGGAATACAAATTAAATCAAAAGAGCTGACAGATAATGGTGTAATGGCAAAAGCAAAAATAAAACTTGTTGAAGTTGAATGCCCAGAAACTTTCGATTATCCATCTGCTAATGATTTAGGAATTGTTCATAATAAAACAAGAAATAATATAATTAGAGATATTGTAGAACAGCACAGAGAAGGTGGCTATATTTGTATTCTTACAAGAATCTTAGAGCACGGGAAAGAGTTGGAAGAAACAATCCCAGGAGCTGTTTATCTAAAAGGCGACGACCCACTTAATAAAAGAATAGAAATAATTAAAAAATTTAATAATGGTGAAATTCCAGTTCTTATAGGTTCCTCAATTCTTAATGAAGGTGTTTCAATTTCAAATATGAAAGTTTTGATAATGGCTTCTGGTGGTAAAGCACAAACTCAAACAATACAGAAAATAGGACGTGTATTAAGAATTACAAAAGACAAAAGAGAAGGAATTTTTTATGACTTTATAGATAGCGGAAATAAATATTTATTTAAACATTCAAAGCAAAGATTAGTCCTTTATAAAAAAGAAGGATATGATGATATTACTTTATTAGATGGTAATCTAGAGGAGAAAAAAAGAAAATGACTTTAAGTTGTAGAAAGAAAGAAACGTTTGAAGCCTTTGAATGGTTTGGTGAGGAAAAAGAAGATTTAAAAGATTTTGTAGGTGAAGAAAATATAGAGTGGAAGCTTTACTCTAATCATGCGCCAGTTCCTTTTATAAAAGGAACTGACAGTGGCGATAAAATAAAGCTAGATACTTTCCCTTATTTTATTGTAAAAGAAGAAGACGAAAAAATAAAAATTTACACAAAATCAGAATTTGATGATTTGTTCGAGAGGTTATAATGGTAAATGATTTTTATTATGACCCAAGCAAATTTATAACATTTGACAAAGTAAAAGAAATATGGCAAACAAACAAAAAGCCAATTGTTGTTTATTTAAATAATCCTTTTTGTCAAGGAAAAAACGGAAAGAACTGTAAGTTTTGTGTTCATAGGGGAATTACTCAGCAAAAGAAAGAAGATGTTTTAGATTTTTATTTTGACTATATGCCAAAAATGTTTAAAAAGTATGAAGACATTATTAACTCTCAAGACATTAAACTAGTTGCTTTTGGTGGCGGCACTCCAAACTATTTAAGTGCAGAGGAATTTGATAAATATTTAGAATTACTTCCAGAAAAATTAAAAAGACTTCCAAAACAAATTGAGTTGCATACTGCTTGGATAACAAAAGAGTTTTTAGAAGTTTTAGCAAAACATAATTTTAGAGTAATAACATTTTGTATTCAAACTTTCAATGAAGAAATTCTAAATACTTGGAATAGACTACCAGCAAAAGAAGACGTACTAGATTTAATGAAATACACTCATGAACTAGGAATGACAATAGCGGTAGATTTTATTACATATTGGACTAAATCAGATAGCGACTTTGATGTTTTATATGATGATTTAGAAAAAATAAAAGATATACAGCCAGAAGAAATAACAATATCTGTTTTGTACCAAAATAAAACAGGAGATTTAGACAAGGTTTATAGTAAACTTAGACGAGCATTTTATATGGTATTTCCAGATTATGAAAATTTAGATGGTTCTGATAAAGAAAAAACAGGTGTAAACGCTACCAGATTTTATAGTCCTAACAGCCAAGAAGTAAGAGACTTGTATGGCTGGTATATAGATAGCCTAACTGGTGTACATTGGGTAACTGAAAGAAGTGTTTCTACACTTGGTATTGGTTGTTATAAAAACCAAATACACGATGTATATTCTACAATCGGTGGAACTAAAACTATATACGAAGTTTATGACGGAAACGGAGAGGAAAGATATTATCTTGCAAAAGATTTAAACTTTTGGGATGAAGCTCTTAAGTTGATAAATAAACTAAGAAAAAATATAGGTGAAGAAGTTCCAATCGGAACAATACTAACGCTTCAAAATATAAACTATACAACAGAGTTTGTTTTTGGAAATTATCAGCAAGGAGACTTGCATTGGGATATGTCTAGTCAAGACGAAGACTTTATAAAATCAGTAAGAGAAAAAATCATGCCTGATAAACCAAGTCATGATTTTAGTATACTACACGAAACTTGACAAAACTAATGTTAGGTATATAATATAAGTATGAATTTAGTAAAAGATAATGTAAAATTAATTGATTTGGCGGAGCCAGGAAGAAAGATTGAATATGCGGGTAGAGTGTGCTACAAATCACAAGACAAAATTTCAGATGATTCTTATGAACGTTTCATTAAAGGAATTATAAACAGAGGCCATACTTCTGTACTCGAACATGAAAGAAAAATGTTTGCAGTTACAGAAGAATATTGGTTAAAGTTTTGGCAGCATCTTTTTGCTCGCAGTGATAAAAGTAGATACTTTAATATTACAAGTAGCGAAGATGGGAACTATGTTTACGTTTCTGGAAATATAAGAGCTTGGTATGAATTTACAAAAGAAGAGTCAGATGATTTTAAAGAAGATAGAGAGATAATTAGTGCCTTCTTGGCAAAAGATTATCCTTATATTTTTAGCAGAGATGAAGCAATTCGTCTACCTACAGATGTGGTATTTTATGGCACAGAAGCAGAAAAAATGTGTGGTGATTTAACAAAACATAAAGCCTATACTTTTGAGATTGTAGGAAGTCGTTCTTTTACACATCAGATAGTTAGACATAGAACATTGTCTTTCTCTCAAGAAAGTCAGAGATATTGTAATTACACTGCTGGAAAGTTTGGAAGTTCTATTAGAGTTATTGGCTCAGAAGTTCCAGACGGCGCTGGACATCTTTTGAATCAGCTAGAAGAACTTTATTTTGATTTGATTGAGAAAGGCGCAAAACCTGAAGAAGCAAGACAAATTTTACCAAACTGTACTGCATCTACTATTGTAGTAACTGGTACTCTTGAAGATTGGAAAAAGTTCTTGCATCTTAGAGTTGACGAACATGCACAAAGAGAGATTAGAGAAATAGCAACAAGTATTATGAGCTATTTACATTTAACAAAAGAAGATATTGGGCTTTAAAAATCGAAGAGGGGGCAATTTTTTTATTTTTAAAATTTTTTCAAAAAGGTGGTGAAAATGTTAAGACTTTTTTATGCAAGTAAAGACAATGATTTAGCGGCTAAAAAGAGAAATAAATTAATTGCAGATGCAGCAAAAGCAACTATAAAAGAATTTGGAAGTGTAGAAGTATGGTCTTCTGTATCTGGTCAACTTGAAGGTAGAATAAAGAACCCAGAAACTATACTTCCAGGTTGGGGAGGAGTTGACTTTGAACTAGATGACGAAATTAACCCAGCTTTGGCAGTAAAAGGGTGTTTAATTCAAAAAATAGAGTTTGGTAAAATAGTAGATTCCAAGCATGAAAATCAAGAAATAGAAGGTATCGAACGAATCATAATATAAAAGTTAATATTATGATAGAAAATTTCCTTTATAAACATGAAAGTAATCCAGATGTATTCTGGTACGAAAATAAAAAAATAAGCCTAAGAGAGTATCAAAAAGATTTACTTTTTTATTGGTCAGGTGAACAAGACAAAGCAGAATATGCCTTGTTTGACAAGTCTCCTACTTGTGAAGAGCTACCATCTATTTATACAGATGGTAGATTTGGTTCACATTGTAAAATTTCTTCACCTTTAACATTTGACGGTAGAAACTTTGAGAGTTTATCTGATAATATTCATATTAGTTTTTGGCTAGCAGCAAACGGAATAAATTCAAACCCAACAATTTATTTAACAAAAAACGGCGATTGGGAAACATTAGCTGCAGGTGATTATTCGGCAACAATTCAGATAGATGGAGAAATCTCTAGAACTGTAATTCTTCATCTTAAAGAAGGCTCAACATTTTCAACAATAAAAAATAAACTTTCATTTGAACTAGACCCTAAGGTTTATAACTGCGAAGTAAATCTTGAAGAAACAACAAATAGCACAATAGCAATAAGTTCTAAATTGTCTGGAAAAACATTAAAAATAACAGATGGGCAAGACGGAACAAATTTGTTATCACTATTACAGGTGTCAGAAATTTTTTACGGAACTACACCTACAGAAAATATAAATATTGTAAAACTAGAGGGCGAGAATTCTGCATTAAAAATTGCACATATTTCTGCAAGCGAAAATGATAAAACTGTTTCAAAATTAAAGTTTACATATCAGCAAGGTGAAACAGAAAAGACAACAACAATTCCTTGGAACAATAATGGAATTAGCTTGGACCACATAGAAGTTGATATTGATAGTTCTGTAATGTATGTTTTCTTAAACGGAGAACTTTTAAAAACAGTATTGATATCACCAATCGCAAGAACTCCAGAGATATCAACATTAACAATAAACGGAACAGAAGAAAATCCATACTCTATGGAAGAGTTTATTGTTAAATCTAAATTACAGCACAAAGAGACATTTACGCCTCCAACTTCTCAACTTACAAAATATAATACAGATAGACCATTTATTGATTTCCATTATTCAGGAAATAAAATCTTTAAAGGCTCATTAACAAAGTTAGTAGCAAACTGTTCTGACAATATTGATTTGGTTTTAAACTATGACGGACTTTTCTATTATTATAGTGCAGGTGCTTGGAGAAGTTCTGATGGAACTTATAGTAAATCAAACGATAGCTACACTTTTGCAGATTATATAGATAAATTTACATTCACTGGAAAAGATGATTTGTTTATCAGAGCTTATTTTGAAAGCGATGGTGATACAGAAGCTTGGATAGAAGATTTATACTTTACCCTTGATGAAGATTCAATATATGGCGACGAAAGAGCAACACCAGCTATTTTAGTTGGACAGCCAGAATTTGAAGATGACACTGACATAGAGGTACAAGACAAAACTTTAGTAATTGAAACAGACCAAGGTTCTACTGAAATCGTGTTCCCAGAGAATATGTCAATAGATGAAATTATTGATTATATTAAAAATGCTTATCCAGATGGAATTATAAAGGTTTATAAAGATAACGCAGGAAGAATAATTCTTGTATCTGAAACTCAAGGAGATTCAGCTTATATCGTTGTAAGTGGCGATGCTGCAGAAATATTATTTGGTAAAGAAAATGCTGCACAAGGTAAAGACCAGACAAAAGAAACAATTGAAGATAACTATAACAAGTTTATAGAAGACGTAAAAGAATATTCTTCTGAAGATTTAATTCCTATTGAAATCAAGGATAGCCAAATCAAGAAATACTTAAAAGAAGCTTTAAACTTATATAAGAAATATAGAAGTGATGAAATAAGCACTTATTCTATACAGTTAAAAGGAAATTCAAAAGATGGATATGAAATTCCACCAATTATAGAAGACCAGCATGATATCACAGATATATTGTTTAAGCCTTTATTCCCAATTGGTTTCTACGCAGGTGCTTTTGACAATTCAACAGAAGACGTAATCGCATTAACACTTGTTAACGCAATGTGTGGTCAAGGTGGGGTTAATTATGGTGCTTTCTACGGTAAAGGTTTTGTAACTGACTATTATATTAGTATGATGAATATAGAAAATATGGAGCAATCTCTCGGTATCGAACCTTCTTGGAAGGTTTACAATGATAGATTGTTCATTTTCCCAAATAGTATTACAAAATATTTATCAGTAACAATTCTTTACAAATCTCCAATCGACCCAATTAAAGCAATGAGAGACCCATATGTAATTCAGTATGTTTACGGTAAAATTCGTATGGCTCAGGGTGAAATAAGAGGACAGTATGGTAGTAATTTGTCTGCAGGTGGTGGAACTGGATTAGCAATGCAGTTCAATGGCGACTCTATGTTTGAAAGAGGTAAAGAAGCTGTTAGAGAAGCACTTGAAGGTATGATGAAAAATCAGGAGCCTCTTGGCTTTATTCTTGGGTAAGGATATAAAATGTTAGTATTTACAATAGATTTATTTCCTGGAAATAAATATATGGAAAATAAACTAATCTCCGCATGTATAAAAAGAGATAAAGAGCTATTTAAAAATAATTTTAAAATCTTTACACCAAACGATAAGCTGGTAAAAGAAGCTTATTCATTCTTTGGAAAAGAAATTATTGACAAGCGTCCTTATGCTACATTAATGGCAGATTTAATAAGAATATATATTTTATGGAAACTGCCAGATGCTTTATATGTAGATGCAGATATATTTATACAAAAAATAGATTTAAGTTTGCTAAAAAATAAAATCGGAACAATTAATTGTGGGGAATCTTTTGCTTGTTTATCTAATGGTGGAACAGAAGAAGGCCAAAACTATTGGAAAGATATAAGCGAAAAAATAAAAAAAGATTTAATAGAAGACGGGGAAGAATCAGAAAAAGGTATTGTAAAACTTGACAGATATTATTGTGAAATGTTTAGCATTAAAACAATTTTCATGAAAGAATTAAAAATACTTCATTTCGAAAGATACATTCTACTTTCCAAAATTGATTTTGCAGAAAGAAGGTTTTTATTTGTAAACAATGAAATGTATAATATTTTAAAAAATTTTAAAAAAATAAACAATAATACTTCAATGGTTGTTTTAGAGCCAGACTTCGAATGTTATTATAACTATCCTTTCGAAATACCATTGTTTAAAAACATATGGGAAAATCGAGAAGACTTTGAAAAATATATTTTGGAAGAGCAGAGAGCAATAATAGATGACAAAAGCAAATGCAAACTTATTTTTCTATAATAATTAGTAAAAAGTTAATTATATGAGTTTTAATTATGTAGACGCTTTTAACAGCTCAAGTCAACTAGAATATGAATCAAAACAACATGACTCTGGTGTAGAAGCACAAGGCAGAAGATGCTATGTGTTTTTATTAGATAGAAAGAAAACAGAAACCTCAGAAGTATATAACGAAGCAAAAGGCGGAAGAATTTACTTGCCACATTTTGAGCAAAGAGCTTTGTATAATTTAAATGAGTTCCAGGGTGTAATTGGCTTAAACAATTACATGGAAAATGAAGACACTTTAAATTTTGAGTTTAATTTTGCCAGAATGGTATGCAACATAAGAGACCTTAAAGATAGAAAAGCTGGTAAATTAACAATTAAAAATACTTCTAAAGAAATACTTCACTTGTCTACCGAAAACAATAAGTTTATTTTAAACTCAAAAAACTTCGTTTCTCTTTTGGAAATAGATTTAACTAAGTATAAATCTATAAATGCTTTTATTAACGCCGTTAGAAACGCCTGTTCTTTAATTGAAATCTCTTACGATGGAGATATGGAAGAAGCAAAGAATATAGGTGTAATTAATAAAAGATTGGTTCCAAACAGAAAAGAGGTAATAGAAATAAATGATAGACTTTATGAAAATTGTTCTGATATTATTGATGCTGGCGATATTATTCTTACAGATAAGTACAAATTGTATCAGGTAAACAATGCTTATCCAAGTGGAGCAATGATAAATGAGTATACTTCTTGGACTTGTCATTGTAATGTTATAGATTTGGCAACAGCTAATCTACCAGATGATTATAGAAAGATTGTTACTAGAAATCCTTATGGTTTGCCAAAGACAAAATTAAAAGGGTAAGTTAATATTATGAAAACATTTAAAGAATTTTATGAAGAGCAGGAAATTGTAGAAGAAAGTTTTGGAGCTGTAATAGGAAAACTTTTTGGTATAGGCGGAGCTGGGCTTTTATTTGCTTGGATTTCGTCATTGCTGTTTAAAGGCGGACTTCACGTAGTAAATTCATTTGCCAATACGCTTGATAAAGCAAATAAAATAAACTTTAAAAACAATTTTAAATCTGCATCAGACTCACCATCAATAAAAGATCAGGTAAATAAGTCAGAAGAATTAAAAAAGAGATATGCAGAATTTGTAGACCCTATTTTAGAAAAAATAAGAGAGAAGGACTGGGGAGGGGCAGCTAAAGAATATAATAATCTTCCAGCTGATAAAAAGAACTCAACTGAGATAAGAAGAATTATCATAGAAGCTGTAATATATGAAACTAAAACAATACCAATCTCTGACCCAACGCCAGGTAATGAATGCTATAGAGCTATAAAGGCAATTATGGGATTGGCAGCTGCAAAAGCAATCTCTAAAGCAATTCAAGAACAAGCAACAAAATATGTTCAGGAAAAGGGAGTATAATGAAAGACGAGTTTGTTACTTTTGAAGAGTATGCAATTTGCGTAAAAGAAGCACTTGAAAATATAACTCATGATTACAATATGGGAGAGCAACAGGATAGATTAACCGTACTGTATGCTACTCCACCTGTCGCATTTGCAAAATACGTTCAAGACACTGTAAACGGACAAGATCCTGGACCAGTTATAAGTTTTTATCTCAGTAATATAGATATAGAGCCATCAGAACAACTAGGTGGTTTTGCTAGTGTTTTATTGGAAAAGAAATATAATTATAAAGCTCCAGTAATTGCAAAACTTCAATATAAAGTAACTATAAATGCAATTAAAGAAAGTCAAGCAGATTTATTGCAATCACAAATAGTAATGGCTATGCCATTTAATCGTCCATATGCAACAACTTTAAATGAACAATGGGTAACGATGGAAGCAAAAGAATTCGAGAATGAATCTTCTGTTGAAATCGAAAGTGATAAAGATAAAGTATCAACAAGAACTGGAACAATTGAAATTGCCAGAGCATATTTTGATTATCCAATTCAAGTTAACGATAGATTCATAAAATCTATAAATTCACACATATATAGTGTAGAACAAACATTAAGGAAAAAAGAAGATGACAGTAACTAACAACACAAGTAAATTAATCACATTATTAAATGAAAAGAAAATAAAGCCCCACGAAACTGTAAGTGTTAGCAATCCAGGCGACGCTTTAATAAAACAAATTGAAACACTTGTAAAAAGAGGCCTACTCTCAGCAAGTTTTTAGTTTGCACATTTTGGGCAACCGCAACCCTTTAAGTGATTGTTTGGAATTTGCTCAAATAAACCATGTATAGGACAAATTATTTTTACTTTGGTTTGGGAATTCACATAATCTACTAATTCATAATTATATTTTTCTCCATGAACTCTTTTTGCTCTTTCTATAAAATCTTCTTTCGTTAAAGTTTTTGTTTTTGATATTTTATCTGGAGCACATAAAGGGCAACCGCATCCTTTTGTTAATACATTACAAGGATAAGCCAAAAAATCGCCATGTATTTTACAAGTAATAATAGTCCTAATATGAGAATTTATATAAGTTGTTTTTAAAAATTCATAATTATCACCTAGCAACTCTTTTGCTTTTTCTATAAATTCTTTTTTTGTCAATCTCTTCATCTTACTTTTAACTTTATTATATAAAGTTAATTATGTCAGATAGAAAATGACAAGGAGAAAAAATATGGCAGATAAAAGCCCTGGAGTTTATTTTAATGAATATGATAACACAGCTTTTACAAACCCAAAAACAGTTACAGGAACAACTGTAGGTATTGTAGGATATGCAAAGAAAGGTGCTATAGGAGTTCCAACTCTTATTACATCTTGGGTAGATTTTAAAGCAACATTCGGTACACCAATCAAAGGTTTATATTCTGGTTTGGCAGCTTATAATGTATTAAGCGCAGGTGGAGCAGTAATGTTCTGTCGTGTAGCTGATGATACAGCTTGTCAGTCAAACTATGTTGTAAAAAACCCAATTGAAGGAAAAAACGGTTCTGTATCTTTCACAAAGACAACAGATATTAAAACTGGTATCAGCGGTTATTATAATGGTTTGGTTTACACTTTCAAAGCATCAACATATGATGGAGACTCAAAAGTATTTTTTGTAAGATCTCCAGCAAGTGGTAAACTTACTCAAGCTAGCATTTTGGCTCAGATCGAAAATCAGCTTGGAGCAACTGCAGCATCGCATGAGCTTAAATTGAACAGCACAATTCCAAGTGGTTTATTCTCTTTCAACATTGAAAAGAATGACGAAGCAATTGCAGATGAAGCATTCTATATTGCTACAACTACAGCTCAGGCTGGAAGAACATTGGCTGAATCAATAGCAAATGCCATTGCAACTGGTACAAACGGTTATACAAAAATGGTAATTACTAGAGCAAATGATGGCGGTTTAGGAGAAACTCCAATTGACCCAGAAGTTGCTTTACACATTACAGGTGTTAAAAAATTCACAGTTAATAAAGGTACAAGCGAAAGTCTTGAAGTTCAGATTGACACAGTAGATTCAGATACTTTGAAAACAATCGTAAACAAATTGGATGCAAAACTTTCTTCTGCTTACAGCATTAGAGCTATTCTTTCAGAGCAGAATATGGCTTCAGAAGGAGAGACTCCAAAGAATTATCCTTGTATCGTTTTTGTTAGAAGCGATAAAGGTGAAGGAAATTCACTAAATATTGGTTCTACAAAAACAGTTGAAGATTTGGTAGAAGAATACGACGATGATTCAACAACAACAAAAGTTGTTAACTGTAATGACCTTTTCTTGGCTTCTGCTAATGGAAACGCTACAAGCTTTATGGCTACTTGTGAGCAAGCAGCAGAATACTCTTTGCAGTGTTATGAATATGAAGCAGTTCAGAACTCTGGAAATCTTTACAAAGGATTGACAGTAGAATATGTTGAAGAAACAAATTCTGTAGTTTTGAAATCAGAAGCAATTGGCTCTTCAGAAACAATTAAATTTGTAGCTGGAAAATATGGTCAGTCTTTAATCGAAAACGTGTCAACAAGTGATGCTATACTTGCTGGTACTGACGAAATCGCTTTAAATGTTTATAGAAACGAAAGTTCAGATTACAAAATTAAATTTGAATCTGTTAATTCTATCACAGCACCTTCTCTCGAAAATATTAGCGCAAGCGATATTGGAGCAGAAACATTGCCAGGATTCTTTAAAAATCTTTCTACAATTATGGTAGATTTGAATGATGCAGAATCAACAGGTTTCGACGAGCCAGAGCAGGGAGCAGACGCAGTTGCAGCTACTGCAAGAGATATGGTTGTTTTCACTTCTAAAGAGAAAGGTTCTGCTACAAATAATATCAAAGTAGAAGTTTATTCAACAACTTCTCCAATTGATGGTTCAGTAACTAGATACTTGAATGTATATGTTGATGGAACTCTCAAGGAAAAATTTGAAGACATTTCTTTAGTTTATGACGACGTAGACAATCGTTTCGATACAGTAATAAACGAATCAACAGACAACGGTGGTTCTGCTTATATGACTGTAAAAGTTGTAAAGAATGACTATGCTAACCCAGAAGTAGAACTTCCAGATGGAACTTACTACATTGGTAAAGCAAATAAAGACACAGATGTTGCAAAAGATGACGATATCGAAGTTTCTGGATATGCTTACTATGATTATATGGTAGGTAATGACGGTGTTGCAGAAGACGGCGGTGATTTGTTCGAAGAAGCAATGAAAGCTGGAACTTCTCCAATGGCAAATAAAGAGCTTTACGATTTCCACATCTTGATTGCTCCAGATGATATTACTCAGCAGGTACAGACAGCAATGATTAACCTTTGTGAAGACAGAGGCGACGCAATTGCTATCATTGACCCACCAATTGGTTTGGACAAACAGGCAGTTATCGACTGGCACAATGGAAAGGGTGGTTATGGACGCTCAGTTGCTCCACAGTCTAACTACGCAGCAACATATTGGCCATGGTGTAAAATATCAGACCCTACAAACAACAATAAGATTTGTTGGGTAATGCCTTCAGTTGTTATCGCTCCATTGTATGTAGGTGTTGATAAATCAGTAGGTTGTTGGTATGCACCAGCAGGTGAACAGAATGGACAGCTTTCTGTTATTGATATTGAAAAATATCCTAACAGACTTGATAGAGACGACTTGTATATTGATTACAACAGAATCAACCCAATTACTAAGTTCAAAGATGGAAACATCTACGTTTATGGTGAAAAGACATTACAGAGAACAAACTCTGTTTTGACAAAGATTCACACAAGACGTATGCTTGTTCAGATTAAGAAACAGTGTCGTGAGGCTTTGAGAGGATATATCTTCCAGCCTAACACTTCTTCAGTTCTTGGAAAGATTTCAGGAAATGTTTCGGCAATTCTTGAAGCTTACAGAGCAGGTGGTGGATTGGCTTCTTACCAGGTTATTTGTGACGAAACAAACAACCCAACAGAAGTAAGACAGCAAGACATTGTAAATGTTGACGTAATCTTGATTCCAAACGGAACAATTGAACAAATCAATATTTCTCTTACTCTTAACAAAAAAGAAGAAACTGTAACAACAGAGTAATCTAAATAGTTAAGATACAAAAGCCTAGAGTTTTTTCTAGGCTTTTTTTATAAGTTAATTATATAGCTCGGAACGCGCTATGTGTAAAATTGTTAATTAGATGGCCTTTCGTTTGATTATCAATAAAGCACTAAAGACTAATCCAAGTTGGTTCAAAAGGAGATATAAATGGATTTTAAAAATTATGTAAGAATGATGCTTGAAGCTGAAAAAGCAAAAGATCAGGATGAAGACGCTGAAGATCAGAACGAAGATGAAGACGACGATTCTGATGAAGACGACGATGACGAAGCACAGGCATCTGTAAAAACAAATAAAACTGGTTGCACTGGTGGTGAAGCATCTTGCGACACAGACGACGACGATTCTGAAGAAGATGATGAAGAAGACGACGAAGAAGACGACGACGATTCTGACAAAGATGACGACAAAGAAGAAAAAGGTCCTTCTTTAAAAGAGTCTATGATTTATTCAAGTAGATATCTTTCTGGAAACACTGGAAGTGTAATGACAGAAGAAACAAGAATTCTTATTGAAGGAATTAAAGACAATTCTGCATCTAAATACCTTGCTAAACTTTCTAAGAGAGCTGAAAAAGAGGCAGCTAAGTTTACAAAGAAAGGTATGTCAAAAGAAGCATCAACTTCTAAGAAAGCTGCAGCATCTTTAAAAGAAGCATCAAATAAACTTTATAGATGTGAAACAAGATATAAGTCTGGTGATGTTTCAGCAAAGAAAGAATATAAACAAATTTGTAAACAGTATTCTAAAGAATTGAAATCTCTTGGTAAAGGAGCAAGAGGATTAAAAGGTTTGGTTCTTACTTTAATAGCAGGTACTTTGTTACTTGGTGCAATTGGAACAACTGTAGCTGCAAATGCAGGTCCTGATGGTGGAATTGTAGATAAGATTGATACAGCAGTTAAGTCTTTCAAAGAAGGAAACTCAAAAGGTGGACTTGATACTTTAAAAGATATAGCTGGAAATGATGCAAAATTTGTTAACTCTATGATAACTGGTGAGAAATTCACTGGCTCTGACTGGGGTGAAAAAAAGGCAAATATGGACGCCATTAAGAATGGTTGGGCAAGCGCTGAAGAAAGACGCAAATATACTGAAGAAGGACTTGGCGGAGCAATCAAGAAAACTAAGCAAGCAGCTAAAGATTTTGGAGATGGTTTTGCAAATTATTACAAAGGTGCTAATGAAGTTATTGGAAAAACTGTGAAAGGTGCCAAAGAAGCAGCTAAAAACTAATTAAAAAGGGCTTCGGCCCTTTTTTAAATTATTAGGTATAGGAGAAATAAATGTCATCAGAAGCAAAAAAAGATAATGCTATAGTCATAGGAAGCAGCACAGATACAAGCAGCTCATTATACAGTTTACAGCCAAAAGCTACAAAAACAACACCAACAAACGGAAATACATCAAACGTAATTAGTGATGAAATGTATAATTATGGAGCGCCCTCTTGGAGCAGCATGGACGGCCCTAGCACTATAAGCGATACTGAGAAAGCAGCGAGAAAGGGAAGTGCAAATGTTTGGCAAGAAAGAGTTCCAGGTCCTAGCAATGGAGAAGAAGGCGAACAAGATACAGATTACGTTTATGTAAGAAATAAGCAAGATGGCGAAGTTGTTTTTGATTCAGAATTTGGTTTACTTGGAAAAACAGACGGAACTAAAAGCAACGGTGATGCAACAGGAACAAGTGGCCCAGCTTGGACAAGAAACAATGCTTGGAGCTCAATTGCTACTTATAGATAATCGAAGGACCTCTATTTTTTTATTTTTTAAAATTTTTTAAAAATGGAGTGTAATGTTTCCAATAACGCAAAGTCAAACAAAAAG